ATGATCCAGTTAAGCCGTATTGGATGGGGGCCTGTGCTGCCCATGGTGCTTCTTTTATCTGCCTGTGGTGGCGGAAGCGGGGGTGGGGGGAATGATTCTCCCGAGGAGCAAACTGGGCCGCAGTTGAGCTACGACAACAAGAACTTTGCCCAAAAATCAGTATCGATAACCAGAGATAGCGGTGCTGAAGGCTTGATACGCCTCCGTGACGATCTTGCGTTGGGGTGGTCAATTATTGATGAGTACACGTCGGCTATTCAAGATATGTCGGTCCTGGAGCAGGGCACTTACCCATGTGCGGGTGGTGGTAACCTGGAAATCCGCTGGACAGAGACTGAGAACTCCCTGGAGGAGACCACCCGATTCTACAGATGCGTACTGGATACCCCGACCCATGGCCCTGTTATGATCAGTGGCAGCACCATCTACGAAAGCGTCCTGATCGCCGAATCGGAAACCGCTGCCAGTTGGAAGAGTTCTTACACGGACGATCTGTCCGGAACAATCCAGCGCACGGGTGAGTCGCTTCGTTTCAGTGGCGCACTTCGTATGAGCGATTATCTGAATGAGAATGGTGGAGTCACGAGCTGGCGCTACGTTCGGGATATCAAACGATACGAGATGATGCTGGGTAATCGCTACGTCGCCATTGCCGACGCTCAGAACCGGGATTCGGGAACGGATGCAGACTCGGAGTATTCGGTTCGCGCCACCATTGTCGGCTCGGCGATTGGTGGTTACATGAAGCTGGAGACCCCGGATCCGGTGGAGTTTTCCTCCAACCTGGAGTGCCCGGTGTCCGGAATCGTAAAACTGTCCAGCAACGGTGAGGCCGAGGTTCGCTTTGGTAGCAGCGCAGGCGGTACCGCCAAGGCAGTTGCGGTCTGGGTTGATGGTGCCGTTGTCGAGAGTTATGACGATTGCAGTGAAATAGGTGTGGTTCTGTACTTCTGACCGGAGGAGGGCAGGCTTCTCTGGTCTGCCCTCTACGACTGCTAACAGCAAATGCGAGGCACAAAAAAAGCCGCCCAGCAAAGCTGTAAGCGACTTTCTCTGCAGGATTGGTAGGACCACGCGGATTCGAACCGCGGACCTCTACCATGTCAAGGTGCCGACTTTAAGCTGGCAAGAGATTGAAATTAAAGATAAATCCGCTTAAATCCGGCAGGCAATAGCGGCAAGAGGGGAAACCAAGGAAAACAGGGCATTACACACTGTATAAATCCAGTCATTTAGCTCGGCAGCAGAATGGCTGGCACCTCAACGACGCCTCCAAGTTGTGCGCACACGACTGACCTGCAAATAGCGACTAATGGAGTGTTTCCTTCCTCTATGTCCTCCCCCTTCAGGGACAGCTCTCCCCAGTAATCACCGTCGCAGCCTCCGGCACAGAATGTTCCGTTGAAAGTGGGCCAAACTGCCAGCCTATAGAGCTGTATCAGCGGGCCGCCCTGGCTCCAGTCGGTGGAGGGAGAATACGGCTCTGCCCAGTTAAAGGGGCGATCTGAATAGTCCGTGAATCGCTCGACTAGCCCGGACTCGATCTTCGCACCATTCCTATCGGTTGAGTAGCCACTGTTAATTTCTACATCCTCATTCTCAGTAGCCTGTGCAACCGCCCAATCCAGAGCGCCACCTTTCAGGTCACCGACCTCTACTGAAACCATTTCATCCATTTCCAAATACTCCACTCAAATCCAGTTCCGCTTTTACGCGCACCCATTCCTGTTCGTGGCCCTTCTGGTAGTGCTCTGTCATAGCCTCCGTGGCGTGAGCCATCAGCGGCTGAACGTAGCTCTCCGTATCGAATCCTTGCTTCTTGTAGAGCCATGAGCCCAGGGCCCGGATCTCATGGAAAGTAGGGCGCTGCTCTTTCGGCACATTATCAAACAGCTTGGTCCTGTCTCGCCACTTACGGAACTCGGCAGAGAAATGGTTGGCCGTTAACTGAGTCCAGTGCTGGCGGTCCTGTGCTTCGTTCTTGCGGACCGGTACCCGGTGCACGATGTACGGGCTGGCCACATCGGATTTCCGCGCCCGGGCAATGATGCCCTTGAGCCATGGGCTTTCAATCTCAAGGTAGGCATGTTCGTGTTTCTTCACCTTCTGCCGCACCACGCGAAGCACGCCGGTCTTTTCGTCGAAGTCTGAAAACTGCATGTTGATGACTTCGGTTCGCCCCTGCAGCGTCACCAGACCTAGCTCCATGGCATTCTGCATCCACGCCGGGGCGATGGCATGGATGGCCTTGAATTGTTCCAAGGTCATCCTCTGGCGCTGCTTCTCGTAGCTGGCCTTGGGGTAGGTGACTGCTGCCGGGTTATCCAGATCGGACGGATGCAGGCCTTTCATCTGGGCAAACCGGAACAGGTCAATCAGTGTGGTCCGGTGCTTGATGTAGGCATCGCGCTTGAAGTTGTCGTCCAGGTACTCGGCCAGCCCCTTCACATCGATCGATTCCACCAACTTGTCGCCCAGATCCTTTTCAAAACGGTTGAGCCTGTAACCGATCAGCTTCACGGTACTCGGCGCCAGCGCTTGCTCTGGCAGAAACTCTTTCCGGTACCGGCCGATAAGGTGTGACATTGTCTGTTCAGCCGTGCCCAGGACCCGGCCGACACGATCGGCCGGCTTCATCAGGATGGCGTTCAGCTGGCGGGCATCTGCAATTGCCTGGCCTTTAACCGTTCCGAGACTGTGGAAGGTGCCGGTATCTGGCCGCTTGTACCGGTAATAGATCACCCCGCCAACCTTGTTGGGGTACAGGTTATCGGGGAGATCCGTGTTTCGACGTAGCCGCTTACGTGGTGCCATTACGCTGCCAATATCCTTGCCACCCGGTTGTTGCCATTGGCCTGTTTCTCGATGGACTCATCCACGAACCATAGACCACCCACCTTGACCGCGCCTGGTATCAAGCCATCATTGGCCCAATTCCGGCAGGTGCGCAGGCTCGGACATTTGCCCGGGTAGTTCTTTTCCTTCCAGTCGCTCAGTGGGATCCTGCTCATTTCTCACCTCCCGCGCGCTCGCACTCCGCAATCATCCGATCAATCGCCGCCCGCAACTCCGGCCACTCGTCGGGGTTGATGAGTATCGAGCCGGTATTCACCTGCTCAACTTTCACAAACTCGCCGCCGCCTTCATCATCGATGCTGACCGTCGTTACCATCTCGCTCAGGATCGTTGGGTTGTCAGCCGGGTGCACCATGATTTGGGTTGTCCTGATTTGGTAGTCAGTCATCGCCAGGCTCCCCAACAAGATCAAATACTTTTCGCTGGCAAGGACTGCCAGGCTCCGGATACATGCCTGTTTCAATGCAGCCCCGGAATACTTTGACCATGGTTTCCAGTTCTTCGATTCTGTCGTGGATTCTGTCGTGGTGCTTATCCGCGCGGATATATTTCACCGCATCAGCCGGGTCCATGCCTTCACCGGGCGCTGGATCATCGCACCAGACCATGCAGGGCGCTCCGTCTACGTCCTCGCCGGGGATCAGGTAGATGGTTTCAGGTGTGTCAGCCATGCTCACCTCCCGCCCGCTCGGCTTCGTCGGCTTGTTGGCGGAGGCGCTGGGCGTATTCCTGACCGTCCATCACGATCCCCCGCGTAAAAGGCGTTCGATAATATGGCTCGACAAAAGCCTCCACCGCCTCGGCCTGCAATCGCAGAATAGCAGCCTCAGTAACAGGAGAGCCCAAAGCTCTGTCTGCCAGTTGCTGGCATTTTGGCAGCGAAAACTCTCCGCTGCGGATTGCTTCCAGAGTTTCAGACAATCGAGAAACGCGCATAAGCATGGAGGTTTTTTCTATTTGGCGGTTATGTATCAACTCGGCCACCCGCGCCTCACTCTTGGCAAGCTGCTGGCGGAGGGTTTCTTCAGCGCTTGGCGCAAGCTCTTTCAGTTGCCACGCCACTATTTCCCAGTCATCACCCAGGATCTCGCGGGCCTTTTCTGCGTCGCAAGAGCTCTTAATTGCAACGCTTTTCTTTCTTTCGTTGTGCCCACAACAGCAACCGCCTGTCTCAATGCCGGCAGACCAGAGCCGACGGATGTCATCAGCAATGCAGGCATCCACCGGGACTTTTCTCGCTATAGAGTCATAGGAGAAATACTCCATTGGATTCAGAAATACTGATCTGGTTTTCTGCATTGGCTCTGGTCGGTTGTAGCTAATGCAATCGCACATCACTCGCTCTCCTGTTCCAGCTCGCACAGCAGCGGCACACCATAGAGCCGCATCGTGTCGGCCCGTCCACCTGGCCAGTTGATTTCCCGTGCACAACCTTCGCAGTAGTAAGCCTCGGTGGACTTGTTGAACCACATGGCGCCGGGTTTCTGGCAGGCGGTGACGTTGCACCGTCCGCCTCTCTTGCCTTTGTCTGGGTGGCTTTTACTCATCGCTTTCGCCCTCCTGCTTCGGTGGTTGTGGGCGCTTGAGGCCGGTGGGCATCCAGAAGAATTCAGGAGAGCACAACACAGAGCCTCGGAGCACACGCTCAAAATAACGACGGTCAGGCCAAAGCAGCCAAATCTTGCCCTCACAATCTTCGTCTGATTTTGTCGGATGTCTGTCTGCCATGCTTACCCACCCATCAGCCTGGGGCGTGGTGGGGGTGGAGAGCAGGGCCTTCACTCGCTTCAGGTCTGTCATGCAATCAAGAGTTGCCGTGTCCTCCTGATCCCCGCAGCGCTCACAGGCCACAAAACCGTTTTCCAGTTCTTCGACGACACGATCAATGATGATCTTTGCCTCCGGCACGGCGGGCTGGGGCTGGGTATCGGCGTATACGAGAGGGCGCACATACCACTGATAGTCTTTAGGTACCACGCCGAAGATTCTCTGTGGCAACTCTTTCGTGACCTGTTCCGTACCGTCAGGCAAGGGGCTAGCCCACGCCACCGCCTCCACACCCTGGGCACCCTGAGCGCTGGCGGCTTCGGCAATCTGCTTTTCCAGAGCTTGAGGCGCTGTGACGGCCCGGCGCACAGCATTAAAAAGATCCTGTTCGTTAACGCGCTTTTCTCGAGCAAAATCCTTGATGACGCTCCACTCTACATTGATCATTTCGGACTCCTTTTGAACACAACGCTACACCCGTCGGCGCGGGAAAGAGTTTCGCCACTACAGGTAATTACCTCGTAACTCATGCAGCGCACTAGTCCGTTACACTGGGGGCGGTAGTCGCAGGCGCGACACAGGTTCTCCTCAGGGATTTCTGTGCGCGCCTCGCTTTTCGGTATTGCATAGAAGCCATCAGGCGCTTCGGTTGGATCAACAATTCCAGGCATGCCCAGCTGGCGGGCTTTGGATTCTGCGATTGGTTTTAGTTCGATGTTCATGCGGCCTCCGCTTTCTTCAGTCGCTCGCCGCAGAAGGGACAGTAGTTCATCATCATTTTGACGTCGCCCTTGGTGGCATTCTTGTGCGGCTCGCCAGACTTCTTTCGCTTCTGGTACTCGTAGGAAATTGGAAGACCAATCTTTGTGGTCATGGCATTGCCTTCGATGACGAAAGCGCAGTTTTCCCATTGAGCTTTGAGCGACTCCTGCTCGCTGGCAGGCAGCTGCCCTCGCAGGTTTTCCGTTACTTTTCCCAACATTTCGTCAAAACACTTATGCTCACTCACACCTCACCCCCAAACACCGTAAAACGGCACTGCTTTGAATCCAGCGCTGCCTTCAATCCAGCGCGATCTACAAACGTAATCACCAGCGCGTTCTCGTAGTTGTCCTCGTCGTTGAAATACAGGTTGCCCATGCACTGCACGTCACCCTGGATCATTTTCGTGGCGTCAGGAATATGATCTGAGGTGTCAAGGATTCCTTGACAGTTCGCTTTCAGCTCCCTCAGCTCGCCAACCACTTCCAGCAACATATCGTGCTCCGCTTTTACGTGCGCCTCAGATTCTGGCCACACGCCGCTGACCGTGTGCGACAGCATCAACTCATAGGCCTGGCCGGCAATGAGGGCTGCGGCGCCATCAATCAGCCGGTCCGTCTTGCTCTGGCCGCTAAGCTTGCGGTCCAGTGCATCTTCTCGTTCAGTTGTTGCCATGCTTCTTCTCCCATTCGTCCAGCTTCTTCCGCTGATTCCGCACCTGCGCCCGAAGCCTTTTGTTCTCGCGCACGTAGTAGTCTTTCCGGTCACGCAGTTTGTTCAGGCGCTCCAGTAGGGCGCTGCATTTGTCGCAGCTCATGCCTCGCCTTCCCAGCCAATGGGCATCATGAATCCAGCAGCACGGGCATGACCGCCGCCCCCGTACCGCTTGGCGATCTCGCTTACATCCAGCCCAGTGTCCTTTGAGCGGAGACTGAACTTCCGGCCGTCTGGGGTATCGAAGTAGCTGGCGGAGAAAAGCTCACCCTCTGCCATGCGGTTACCCGCATCAGACGCAAACATGTAAGGCACGTTGGCCACCGGTACCGAGTAGCCGCATATCAGCATTCGCCGTTTCGTGGCTTTCAGGATCTCGTCCAGGTCCTTGTTGTGCTTGCGGCGCAGGGTTTTGCCCACCTGGAAGAAGAATTCACGGCCCTCGTCGTCTTCCATGGCGGACAGGATGTTCTTCCATACCTCAAATTCGTAGTCGTATGAGAACAGTGCTGCCGATATCTCCCGGGTGCCTTCCAGGTTGAATTGCCACAGGTCCCGATCTTGTATGTACTCAATCAGCCGGGGCCGGTCCTCATCTGGGAAGCACCAATCCCACGCGATTGCCGCACCTGATCGGCCCATATCGAACTCACCTTGAATCCGCCCGGCATCGAGCAAGGGCTGGATATCTGCCTCGGCGGTTTTATGGTGATCCAGTATCGTCACGCTCTTTGCCTGGTCGATAATCTGTTCCAGGGCAGGAAGCTTGTAGGAGAAATCGACCAGCAGAACGTCATGGCCAGAGCAGTCCGGCGGCGTTTGACCATAGCTGGCAGCCACGTAATCCACCTTGCCGCCGAATCTCAGCCAGACAGCCAATGCAGCCCCGAACCCATCGGCACAGTTGTCGTGGTAAATGCACATGGTTGGTGTTGTCAGATTTTTCACAGAGCGTTCTCCTTGATATTGGCGCCGGCGAGTGAATACAGGGCCGGTTCTTCCCAAAGCTGCGCGTTGAAGTTGTGGGTTTCGGTTACGAAACCGGTCTGAATAAGCATGCCCAGGTGTTTGCCCAGAGTGTGTGAGCAGATGTATGGGCATGCCGCCCGGTGCAGCTCTTGGCGGCCAGCCGCTCCCCGCTTCAGTGCGCGCATGATTCCGCTCACTACTCCCGGGATAATCGGTTGAACCAGCTCCCGCATTCCGTGGCGGTCCAGGTAGTAACCGGCTGGCGGGATGAACGGCGCCGCGGCTTTTGGCATTTCGATCAGAGCCATTTGGTTCATGCCGCCTGCACCTCCACCCGGTTGGCCACTGTCTTCAAGTAACGGATCCGGTTTTCGATAACCCGGCTACTAACTCGATGGCGCTTAACCAGGGCTTCAATCGTGAACCCCTGCATGGCCTCGTTGCCCATGTGCCAGAGCTTTCGGCGGGCCCGGACTTCTCGGCGGATTTCGGCAGATACCTTGTAGGGGCAAACGTTCTCGTATTGGCCGGCCTCGATGTTGCTGATGGTGCGATCGCTGATGCCCAGTTCCAGCTCCAGCACGGCCCGGGTATTCGCGGCCATGGCGCGCTGTAAGGTCAGGCGCTGCAGTATGTCTTCATCAAGCGCCTGCAGTTCGTTGGTTGTCAGGTTCTTCAGGCTGCACATATCAGGCCTCCGCTTTCTTCTGAACTTTTACCTGGCGGCACTGGGCCCATTCCTCGGGGGAGATCCAACGGCCTTTATCGGTAACCCGGGTGCCGTCTTCGCGGACATATGCCACTTCAAAATGCTCGCCGTCCGGTGCCTGGAATACTTCGGCGGTCATCAGGTCGAAGTTGTCTTCTGCTAGCTGGTCGGCTTCAAAGGCGGCCAGGATTTCCTTTGGGTCTGTAACCAAGCGCTGAAACGCTTTGCCGAACTCTGAGGGATCGTTGAAGTTCATGCTGCCTCCTTAACCGCCTGAATGATGTGTTTGACCGGCTCCGGGCATACCGCATTGCCCATCAAGTGAACGGCCAGCCGGTGGTTGTCCGGAAGCTGGTAGCTGGCGGGGAAGCTCATGGCGTCCCGGCACTCAAAGCGGGTGAGCATTCGCATTCTGTTGCCGTCTACCACGGCCCAGCGGTCTCTGGTGGTGATGGTGCCGATGGGCCGGGAAAGACTGCGACCAGTCTTGGTGTTGCCGTAAAAAGCCATCACAAACTGGTCACCGTGAGCAGCGCGGCCAGCCCGGACTCGGTCAAGAGTTGACTGGGCCCGGCCAGGCTTCTCGACTGGCTGCCAGTTACCGCCATCGAAGTTGATGAATGAGCTGGCGGGCTTGTGGGTAAACTTCGGCAAGCTGAGCTTCAGCGGAGCGTTGCTTCGGGTGAGCACCAGGAACATGCGGATGCGGTTCTGTGGGGCTCCCAGATCGGCTGCATCCACCACATGCGGGCTCACCGAATAGCCCAAGGCATTCATCGCCAGTTCCCAAGGCCGGTACAGCTGCCAGTCCAGAAACTCCGGGACATTCTCGACAATGGCCGCTGCTGGCCGGTGGTATTCTGCTGCCGACACAACCGCCCAGGCGGTAGACCTGCTGGCATCGTGTTGTGGGTTGCCTTTCGCCTTGCCCCGGGCCTTGCTGTGGCCCTGGCAGCAGGGAGAGGCCAGCATCAGATCGTGCGCCGGAACCTGAGACCAGTCCGCCTGGTGCAAGTCTTGGCACAGGTGCATGGTTTTCGGGTGGTTCCTGGCATGCCATTCAACCGCATCCGGCCAATGGTTTGCCGCCCACACCACCTGAACGCCTGCCATGTGTGCACCAGTGCTGAATCCACCAGCGCCCGCAAAGAGATCTATTGCCTTCACGCCGACACCTCCGCCGCTTTCTGTGCGAACTCCGCATCCCTGATCTGTTCCAGCTCATGCCGGAGAACCCGCAACTTCGGAAGGAATGGCTGCTGGCGGGCCCAGGCGTAAACATCACGCTGAAACTCAATCTTGTCGTGGCAATCGAAGCAGGTGAGGCTCACCCGCTTGTCGGTGACGGAAATGTGCAGCGTCTTGTCGGAGTTCAGATCGTTGATCAGCATCACCAGGCTGACGATCATCAGAATTTCGCTGTGGATTCTCAGTTGTTCCATGGCTTTCTCGCCTCCAGTTTGTTGTAAGCCCAGTCCCAGACCAGGTAGGCACCAATGGTCAGTGTCGGTATGCCGAGGATCAGGATGTCGTATAGGGGGTTGTAGCCCTCCATCACGCAGTCTCCTCAATGTGAGCCAGAACGCGCTCGGCATAAGCTGCCAGCCGGCCCCGGTTGTCGTCGTCAAGCCGGAAAATTCGCTTGCGAATGTAGGCCGGGATTTCGTAGAACCCGGATTCGCCATCAGCGGCCTGCAAAAAGACCGGCTCGACTACTTGCTGAGCCGGGGAAGATCGCAGGGAATTGCGTTTGCTGATGCGGGCAATCAGGTAGAAAAGAGGGGCGACAGCGTTCTGCCCCTTAACGCCCTCCTGGCGCGCCACATGAAACTTGGAAGTCATCAGTGAAGCCCTCCGATAATCGCGGCCACTTCCTTCCGACCAATCCGAACAACGCTCACCACCTGGCGGTTGTTCTGGTTAGGGCGGCTGGTTCTGGCCATGGGGAAGGTGGAAAGGATGCAAAGGAAGCAAACGAGCACGCAACTCATGACCCGCGCCTGGAGAACCCCGTGCATCCACATCTGGCAGATCAGATCCACTTTGTTGAATGCGTGGAATCGATCTTTAAGGCGGTCCATGTGGCAGGTGACTGTGTCGGAGGAAATGCCAAGCTCGGAGGCGATTTCCTGAGTTGTCATGCCCATGGCCATGAGTTCAGCGATTTCTGCCTGGCGCTTGGTCAGACCGCTGGTATCGGCAAGAGCCGGGTCTTTGTGTTCGTAGCGCTTAACTGTGCGTGGCATTTTGCTTCACCTTTATCGTTTTGCTTGATTAAAAATTTAGCTCAACGATAAAGAAAGCGCAATAGCAAAATGCTAAAAAGTTTATGCAGGGCGAAAAAAAGCCCGCTTATGCGGGCCTGGCTCTAGCCGAAGGCTATCGTATCTCGGCGTTCTCTAGGTATACGTAGCCTGTAAGCATGCCGTCCTCTATGCGGGAAATGGTGCCTTCGAAGCGAATAGTTTGGCCAGGCGATAGAGACAAAGCGTCGGTTTCAGACAGGCCTTCGATGAACAGATCTGTCAGCGCTCTCTTCGTTCCATCGCTCAGCTCTACGGTGTAACCTCCGCCAGCTGGCGCAACATCAAGAACAGTGCCGGTCCATTCAATCCTCTTGCCGATCAGGCTATTCTTCTCGGCCTGTTTCTGGGCAGTCGTTTTGCCGGAAAGGTATACCTGCTTCATCAGGTCGTTATAGCTGGCGGATATTGGGGCAGGGTGGTCCAGCAATTTTATCGCCTGGGTTGCGATTCCTATGGGGGCTGCGACAAGGATGAGGGCCAGAAAGATCATTTTTGGCTTGCTGGCTTTAGCTTCCGCCCACATATCCTTGATTGAATCGTTCTCCATTACAGGCTCCTTCAAGCGGCCTGTGATCTACAGCAGGCCTGAGTACCAGAATACCCGGCCTTTAACTCGGATATTCTCTTTTACGTACTGAGCATCATATTCTTCTGGCGGGTGCTCTTCTGAGTTAAGGCTCACGATCTTGACGCCACCACCTGGCCGCCTGTGCAGGATCTTGACCCGGAGCATGCCGCCATGGTCGATCGCGTAGATCTTGCCGTCTCGAACTTCTGTGTCTGCCGTGTTTACGCCGATACAGGCACCGTCCGGCATCATCGGCTCCATTGAGTTGCCGCGCACGAATGCGCATGCTGCGTGCTCTGGCAGTACGCCGGCCCGTTGGAGGGTGGACCTTGCGAACCGCAGTTTCGCTCCATGGTTTTCTATCACTTGTGTAGCTCCAGAACCAGCCGCCAGCTCCACCTCGCGGAATAGCGGCAATTCGACTTCATCTGGACTTAACGGTGTAGTGCTGTCCCAAGCATCGAGCGGGCCGGCCATCTCAGCTTCTGGCCTTATCGATACTACTTTCTGTTTTGTTGCGCGGTGTTCGGGCTCAATCGGATAGTCGTCGGGATTGAAAGGAAGTTCGTACTTCTCTCGCTCCTGTTCGTCAGCGATCTCCAGGGCCTCTTCATCGGACAGGCCGTAGTTGCCGGTCTGTTCTCGAACTTCTGAAGCACGCTTGTGCAAAACGAAGGTGAGCGGGTGGAAGGTGTCCATCCACCCCTTCTCTTTGCCCATAAGCTCTTCGAACTCTCTCGCCAGGCGGTTGCCTACGTTTCTGGAGTTCTTTCCATCCGAAAGCAACTGGCTTATTTGGGCGTCTGACTTTCCTGTTTTCTCGATAAATAGCTGCCGTGACCCGGCTTCGCGAATCAATGAATTCAGGTTGGCTCGTCTGATCTCTGAAATATCCATACTCCGATTGTCATTCTGTTTAGCACAAAGATAAATGTGCTTGACGCTAAAATTTTCTCGGGCTACTTTTATCAAAACGCTAAAAGTCCGAGGGCTAGTTAATGAATGTTAAGCAGTGGTTGGCGACCGCCAGCGACCAGGAAAGGGAGCAGGTAGCGAAAAAGGCCGGAACTACTGTGGGCTATCTGTGGCAGCTATCTGGAAACCACCGAACCCCGTCTTCTTCCCTGGCTGATCGTCTCGAGCGGGCTTCCCGCGAAGTTACTCCTGATCGTGTCATGTCTCGTTTTGTCCTCGTTTTTGGCGATGGTGAGGCCGCTGCATGATTTCAGTTTCTCAGCTGGCGGTTAGCAGTGAAACGGGATTTCTGGGGGTGGATAAATAAACAGTGGTTTGGCTCCAGGCGGAGCCGGTATCTGGAAGGGCTCCCATGCACAACGGGAGCATGTGACGGGTTCGCCCGCGTGAGTCCTTCGCAGATGCGGTAGAGGCGGTTTGATTCCGTCCACCCATCGGGCCGGAGAGAAACCGGCAATGCCTGCCGGACGGCGCAAAGACCGGTAACGCAATGACAATTGCAGTCGCCCTGGGCCATGGCGGAAAACTGGCCTGACAAATTCACCACTGCTGGCATCGATTAGGAGAACAACATGAAACAAACACTATCAGGTTGGGGTGGGTTGCTGGCGGAGTTGCTAGGCAAATCGCTGAAATCACCTGGGGCTCCCAGCCCAATACCGGGTAGCCAAGAGCGAACCGTTCATCACTCCTGGGCCGGAAACACCTACCGCGCCAATACGAAGCGCAGCCGTGATCGAAAGGCCCGGCGCTCGGGTGAGATCAGCGCACGGCAGCAAAGGATTCAACGCAAAGCGGCTCAAAAGCTGATGCGGCTCTTTCAAGAGGAAGTAAAGGCGGCCGCCTAAAACGAAAAAACCCGCCTCAAACGGTGCTGTAACACCTCGGCGGGTTGGAGTTCTCACAGGAGATATTACCAATGACATCTCACGAAATCCACACACAAGCCCGCATTGCCTCGCTCAGCGTGAAGATCGCTGTTCTGGCCCTGATGATGCGGTTTGAAACTGACGTGACGGACGACTGGAAGCGAATGGCCAGGTGCCGGAACGCGCTCTGTATTCAGCGCTACCAGCTCAAGCTCTCTCGGCAGCAACGCCGCAATGAAAAGCGGAGGGCTGGGTGATGGGCGATGTAGTGCAATTGAAGCCGGAGGTTTCCGTGTCTGAGCCGCGCCTTGATGAAGGCTACTGCCGTGTCGTTAATGCGCTGGCGGAAGGCCTGGCCAGTCACCCCCTTACATCGATTCAGCAGCGCGTGGTGTGGGCTGTTATTCGCATGACCTACGGGTGGGGTAAGCCCAAGGACGTTATCGCCTGTTCCCAGCTGGCGGAGATCTCAGGGCTGACCAGGCAGCAGTGTAATACCGCGCTCAGTCAGCTGATCGAATACGGCGTCGTGATTCGGCTAGGAGGCAGCCGTTCACCCATCAAGGTGAACACCAAAACATCCGAGTGGAGCTTTCCGAAGAAGGATACAAAGGGCCGTTTCACCCCCTCAGTGAACAGTAATAATGAAAACTGTTCAGTGAACAGTAATTCTGTTCACTCAACGAACACAAATACTGTTCACACCAAAGACAAAAGAAAAGTAAGTAAGAACACTGCGTGTTCTTCCTCGCAGAATTCCCCAACGAAATCCTCTCGAAAAATCCGGGAGGGGGCAGCCATCCAGAACAAGTCCGGCACCCAATACGGCTACGCCGTTGATCTCGAGCTGGCGGAAATGATCGCCCAGGTGATCGATCGCCATCTGGGTCAGGACGCTCCCGCGAATCGCAACATGGCCAACTGGGCAAACACCGTTCGCCTGATGCGAGAGCAAGACAACCGAACCGATCAGATGATCAAGGCGCTATTCGCCTTCGCCATGAACGACTCGTTCTGGAAGGGGAATATCGAGTCTCCGGGCGCACTCAGGAGGAACTGGACGAAGTTGGCTATGAAGCGCAAGGCGCTACGCGAAGGGGGAACAGGCAATGCAAAAGGCGGGACTGATCATTCAGCAGGCTCTGGGCTCGACAGACAGTTCACAGACCTCAACCACGCTCGCGACACGTTCGAAGACTAGGAGGTTCACCGATGAAGAAATCGACAAGACTTCCATGTTCTTCGCCCGCCTCGTCACGATCTATGGCAAGTCAAAGACCAAAACCATCTGGGGCGACAGCGAAGACCAGTTCCGTACCACTCGCCGGGAATGGGCCAAAGACATTGGCAAGCTGTCCCTGGAGCAGCTTGAAGTCATCTTTGACAAGCTCAAACGCCGCCTTGCAAGGAATGATCGCCGCTTTGAGTGGCCTGACATCCCCAAAATCCTGTCACTCGCCACAGAGCCAGAAGCCTACAGCTCTCATGCCGTGTTCCCGACTGCACTGCCTGAGCCTGGCTGGCGGAAAGAACAGCGCCGCCGTTGCGGACTGCTCGCAAGCCAAACCGCGCAAGCCGTCCTTGCCGGCCGTGCCTGTTTCATCGAGGAGCGCCCCGGCCATGAGTAATTCTGAGTACGGGCAGAAGCTGAGAGCCGCTGCAGAAGAGTACATCGCTGGCTGTGAAGCCCGGGCAGAGGAAAACCAGCTTTCAGATCGTCGCCTGGCGGTGAAATTCGAGTGCAGCCGCCGGGCAATCTGCAGGGTTCTGGAAGGCCTGGACGTTCCGGGGCTTTCTGAAGATGAATGCCGCCTGATTGTGGCCTGCGCCAAAGAGCGTGACCGCTTGGCCTCTGTGAGCCCATACCGCTCGAAGGAGCAGATCGCCAAGATTCACAAGATTTCGGTTCAGGCGTTGGACGCCCAGCTTTGGATGATGGACTGGGTAAACCCGTTGACCTCTCGGAAGAAGGAGGTGGCTGCATGAAACTCCCACGCAACGACACCATCGCCGGCAAGGTTTTGCGCCTGATGCTGGACGGCAAGGCCCGCAGCAAGCTGGACATTACTGACGCCCTTGGCCTGCACCCGGCCAAAGAGGTGACGGCCAGGCTGAGGGATTACCGGAAAGACGAGCCCGAGGGCTACTGCCTGGACGTTCGCCACTGGACGGAGAAAAGGGCCGGGGAGACGGTGCACGTTTACCAGGTGCACAACGCCCCGCAGTGGATGTTGGACCAGCTGGCGGATGAGCGCCGGAAAGAGCAGGGCATGGGGGTGGCGGCGTGAGCATAGAGCTTCTGAATATTGACTGTATGGAGTACATGCGCGGGCAGCCCGACCGAGCGTTCGACGTTGCAATTGTTGATCCGCCGTATTTCGAGGGCCCGAACAAGCCTGGCTTCTATCGAAATGGAGAGTTCAGCAGCACGTTGGTGCCAGCGGGTAAGTATGGGGAGCTGAAGCACTGGGATGTTCCGGGGCCGGAATACTTCGCCGAGCTTCAGCGCGTATCACGCCACCAGATAATTTGGGGTGCCAATCACTTCTGTGACCGATTTGATGCAAGCGGGCCCGGCTGGATCGTTTGGGATAAAGAGAATGGCGCAAGCTCGTTCGCCGACGCCGAGCTGGCCAGCAGCTCCTTCGAAAAGGCCGTCAGGATTTTCCGGTACCGCTGGAATGGAATGATCCAAGGATCACATGGAAACAAGAAACTCAACGAGCGCCGGATTCACCCAACCCAGAAGCCCGTCAAGCTCTACGAGTGGTTGCTGACCAACTACGCCAAGCCCGGGCAGAGAATTCTGGACACCCATCTCGGTAGTGGCTCAAGCGCCATCGCTGCGCATTATTTTGGCGCCGATTTCGTGGGGTGCGAACTGGACCCTGACTACTACGAGGCGACAGTAAAGAGGTTTAACAGCGAAACAAGCCAAATTGACTGGATTCAGGCAGCGGAGGTATCGGCATGACCAACCAATGCGACGGCTGCAAGCGCGGCCTACCCATCGAAACCAGCCAATTCGGCAGCAAGCTTCACCGGGATCGGAGCGGCGCCTTTGCCTGCACCTCTGGCCGCTATCGCCTTGAGCTTGAGCCCAAGAGCCGGGACACCTGGCACCAGCCAGAGAAGCGTCTGACCCAGAGAGCGCCGTTTGTTTGTGGGGGTGGCCAGTGAACGCAAAAGTACAAGCAATAACAGAGTCTCAGTTCTTCGCCCCAGCCAGTACGGACATGGTGGATAGCCTGATTGGCCGGTACCGGGAAGAGCGCCAGCGCATGGAGCGAGTGGTGGAGTACGTGTCCGGCGATGACTTCCGGTCGGTGATTTCGTACTTCGAGGATGCTGCCAAGCGCCAGCACCACCAAGCCGGGAATACGCCGAGCTTCAAGCTGGAAAGCGGACTGGCCGCACTGGATGCCAGTTACTGGCACCAAGCCCTGAGCTTGACGGACGTTCTGGACTTCATGCCCACGAAACGCCGGGAAGAGTGGTTTGATCTGATCCACAGCCATAAGGCTCCGGAGTTCGAAGAAGGTGCCGTTCGCGCCACCCTGGCCGATCTGCTGGCCCAGCGCATGGACTTTCTGGCCGAGAAGGTAGACGGCATTTTCCGGGCCCTGAGCAAGACGCACGTGACCAATCAGCCGGAGGGATTCGGCAAGCGCATGATCCTGACCGGTGTGACCAACGACTGGGGCAACTATTCTCGCAGCCAGACCGGCCACCTCAATGATCTGCGCCAGGTGATTGCGAAATTCATGGGACGCGATGAGCCAGACTGGAATGCCAGCAACCGGGTTGTCGAGATCGCCCGGGCCAATCATCGGGGCGAGTGGGTACCGGTGGACGGCGGGGCGCTT